GGCGGGAGATCGCGGCGCGGCTGGCCTTGGCGTGCATCGCGGATGGGGGAGATTTCCGCGAGGAGGTGCTGCGGGATTACCGGAAGATGCTCGAGGAGGCGGGGGAATGAGCGAATATGAACTCGACCAGGAGCGACTGGCTTTCCCGTGCGATCTTGCGCCGGTCATCGGGCTCTCGAAGAACGAGATCGCTTTTCTGAAGCGGAAGGGGTGCCCTTTTTACGGCCGGAAGACGACGGTGCGGTGGGTGCGGGAATTTCTCGCGCTCCAGGCGGGGGCACCAACGCCGCTGCCGCCCGAGCATCGTCGAGATTCAGCTTCGAATACACCGCGTGGACAAGCCGCGTGGAGTGGTTCACCAAGCGCATCGCTTGGCTTTCGCTAAGACCGGCACGATGACACCTCGTCACAAAAGACACGCGCAGGGAATGGCTGGTGGCCCCGCTGGCGGATTTGAGCACGGAATTAAACACGCGGTTTTGGTCGCCGGTGAGGCGACCACTGGTGCGTGGGCGTTTCTCAAAAACCTCGCGGAGGTGTGCGGCGAGGCTCTCGGGGAGCGGCACGGCGTAGCGTTTGCGGGGGTCTCCATCTTTGCGCTTTGAATCGATGAGCCACACGATCTTTTGCTTGAAATCGACATCCTCGGCGCCGAACTCGGCTTCGTTGAACCGGCAGCCGAGGTGGGCGCAGATCTCGAAGACGGTGAGCATCCACGGGGCTCGGCCAGCGAATGCGGCTCGGGCGGAGGCGAAGTCCTCGGTGGTGAGCTCTTTTTTCGGCTTGGCCGGAGTGCGGGCGATCTTGGCAAGTGCGAGGGGATTCCGCTGGGCGATCTCGCGGCGGAGCGCCTCCTGCATGACGAAGGAGAAGAGCTTCAGCTCAAGCCTGGCGGTATTGTGCGAGGCACCTTGGGCTTTGCGCCAATCCATAAAGTCGGTGGCGTGCTCGTATCGGATCTCGGCGGGGTGGCGGATATTGCGCTCGCGCATCCACTCGCGGCATCTCTGCCAGGCGAGCTCATATCGTTTCTTAGAGTGGGCATTGGCGAAATGGGCCTCGAGGTATGCAGCGGTCCACTCGGTGAATGCGCCGTGCATCGGAGCGGACTGCGCCTCCTTCTTGCTGGCCTCCTCGGCCATGCGCTGGGCGCGGCGGGTGTCCTTGGCATCATCGATGCGGCAGCGGGTGGAGACCTCGCGCCACCGGCCGGATTCGAGGTCGCGGAATTTCAAAACCCAAAAAGCGGACTTCGGCGTTGAGCGGAGAAAGGCCATGTGTGAAGACTCCCACAACCTCCCACACGCATCCACAAGAATCGTGTGGGATAAAGTGGGGGAGCGTTGTTTTGGAGGGGTTTACGATGCGGGTAATTCTCTACCGTTACACCACGAGGCAATTCTATTCCTTGTATTTCAAGCCTTTACTGGAGGCTCCCACACGGCTCCCACAATTTCTGGCGGTCTTGCCGGTGTGCAAGGACGGGCACTTTCATTTGGAGGTCGCGCGTGATCAAGGAAAAAGTCTCCATTCCGGATCGGGCGCGGAAGTATTTGCAGAAGATGGGGCCTGCGGTGTCGGGGGCGGGCGGCCACACGCATACGCTTCTTTGCGCGAAGGCTCTTGTTAAGGGGTTTGATATGGGCGCAGGCGATGCGTTGTCGATGCTGCACGAGTGGAATGCTGGCAATGCGGAGCGGTGGACTGAGGGGGAGCTGCTGCACAAAATCAATTCGGCGAAGAATGGGCCGGGGGAGTCGGGGTATTTGCTGCGGGATGGGGAGAGGTCGAGCGGTGGCGGGGCTGAGCGGCGGGAGTTTGTGCCGCAGAAGCCTCGGCCGAAACTGGTGTATGAGCCCGAGCGGCTCAAGAAGATCGCGGGGGAGTTGGCTGAGGTGGTGGATCTGCCTTGGCTGGCGAATCGCTCGGAGATCGATCCGGCGGGGGTGTCGGCGACGGATTTTCTCTCGCGTCTCTATAATGCGCAAGCGGGGGAGCGGGTGCTGGTTTTTTCGGAATACAAAAGCCAGGGGCAGGCGGTGTGGCCTACGGAGTCGATTCCGACTCGCGGCCGTGATGGGATTTGGTTTCTGGCTCAGCCGGTGGATGGGAAGTCGCGGCCGAATCCTCGGCTGGGGAAAATGTCGAGAAGGTCGGAGGAGTCGGTGCTGGCGTGGCGATGGATGGTGCTGGAGTCGGATGAGGCTCCGGTGCGGCTATGGCTGGCGGCTATGGCGCGGACGGTGCCGAGGATTGCGGCGATTACGACGAGCGGTGGGCGCTCGGTGCATGCGCTGGTGCGGGTGGACGCGAAGACTAAGCGGGATTGGGATGAGCAGAAGAAGAGGATCCTGGGGCTGGTGACGGTTGGGGCTGATCCTGGTGCGCTCTCGGCGGTGCGGTTGACTCGCCTGCCTGCGTGCTGGCGGGGGGAGAAGGAGCAGAAGCTTTTGTATTTCGCGCCGTCGGCTCCGGCTTTGACGATCGCGGAGATGTTTGCACGGCGTGATGTGTTGAGTTTTTGGCGTGGGGAGTGCGTGCGGGTGGCGGGGATGGGTTTCCCGCGCGGGGAGTTGCCGCGTGTGCTGGCTGGGTGTCGGCATTACGGCCGGTTTGACGCGTGGCTGAACAGCGCGGCTGATGAGTTGGAATCGAATTTAGCGGGGGTTTCCTCTGCCTAAAAAAACAAGAAAGAAAAAAATCAATGAGTGAGATTGGTGATGTGGTCAGCTCGAAGCTGGCGGAATATGGAATCGTGCCTCATCGTGAGGATGCGCCTGCGGCGTCGCCGGAGATTAATCCGGAGATGCCGATGGTGCAGATCGTGCCGGTGATCTCGACTATGGCGCGGGAGATCGGCGGGGTGCTTTGCCAGAATGGGGTCTTTGTGCGGCAGCGGTCCGCGATGACGATCTCTCCGGAGGGCAGGCTGGTGGAGATGTCGGCGCGGCGTTTCCGGACTTACTGCGAGGAGCATCTGGTGACTTTCAAATGGGAGATGCCAAAGCCGAATGTTTTCGAGAAGAAGCCGCAGACGATCACGGTGGAGGCAGCGGCGACGATCCTTGAGAGTGATCAGTTTCTCTCGCGCCAGCGTGAGCTGATGCGGGTGGCGACGGTGCGGCAGCCGGTGCGGCGGCGGGATGGGCGGATCGAGTTGCTGCCTTATGGCTACGATGCGGAGTCGCAGACCTACACGCAAAACTCGGGGGTGGAGTTTGCACAGGATATGCCGCTGGATGAGGCGCGGACGGTGCTGAAGAATTTGCTGAGTGAGTTCCCATTTGGGGATCGGAAGGCGGATGGGCAGTCGCGGAATGAGGCGATCGTGATCTCGGGGATGCTGTCGATGTTTGCGGCGGCGCTGCTGAGGCCGACGGCGCGGCGGCTTAACTTTATGTTTAGCTCGAACTCCGTTGGATCGGGCAAGACGCTGCTCGCACAGGCGGCGATCATCACGGCGATCGGGACCTGCGATGTGCAGCCGCTGCCGGAGAATCAGGAGGATTGGCGGAAGATCCTCGATACAGAGTCGCTCGCTGGATCGCCTTACATTCTCTTTGATGACTGCAATGGGTTTTTGAAATCCCCGACCCTTAATGCATTCCTAACGGCTTCGACCTGGACTGGGCGGAAGATGAATACCCAGCAGAAGTTTGCGGTGCCGAAGATCGCCACGGTGTTCCTGACTGGCAACAACCTCGAGGTCACGCCCGATGTGGCTCGGCGTTTCCTGCATTGCCGGATGATAACAGACGAAGCGGATCCTCAGGCGCGGAAGATCGAGAAGGTTTTTTCGGATGAATGGCTCGAGAAACCGGAGGTGAGGTCGCAGTTGCTGGCGTGCCTGTGGGCGATAGTTCGCTCTTGGGATGACGCTGGACGGCCTGGGCCGGATCGGATCGTGCGTGGCTATGAACCGTGGTGCGCAGTCTTTGGCGGAATGGTGAAGCACGCGGGCTTCGGCGATCCGATGGAGCCTTTGCCAGTCGAGGAGTCTGGTAACTCCGAACTCGCGGACATGACGGCGATGGTGGCTCACCTGGCTAAAGGGCTGGATGACTCGGATGAGTTTAGTTTTCAAGATGTGGTCGAGGCGGCTGTGTCGGTGAATGCCTTCACATGGATGCTCGAGGGTAAGGAAGAGCGGGAGGGGAAAGACGGCCCGCGTCGGTTTGTGCTCACGGCTCGGGCGAACTCGAAGTTCGGCAGGCTGCTGGCCGAGCAGTATGGGGGCAAGAAGTTCCGCCTGCCCTCGGGCCGCGTGGTCCGGTGGGGGCAGTCCGGCAAGAACCGACAGCGCCTGTATACGCTCGAGGTGCTCGAGTAATAGAAAGCCCGGCAACTCGCCGGGCTTTTTCTTTTGCATAGGTCATGCACAGGTCCGCGATGTTCCGCTCCTCAGCTCACTCCACCCCGACCCATTCCATCCGAATTGCACGCGACCTATGCACCTACGCATCACCCCCGCTGTTTTACGCTTTCGCAAAGTTTTGGTTTCCATAGTTTCGCATTTCCTCCTGCATAGGTGGACTAGGTAGCATAGGTCTTTCGACTTTTGTGATGATGGGTATGGGGTGCGTCGTGATTTAAAGGCGACGACCTCCGCACCTACGCGCGGCGTTCCGTTTTTGATGATCCAGTTCCGCGAGTGTAAGGAATCTCTTCACCTTCGACTGCCATGCAGTTTGCCAGTCGCTCGTAATTTTTATGAGAGCGGAACCGAAACACTGCGGAACCGGAACCGTGGAACCAGTTCCGCATCCGTTCCGTTTGACATCCATCCGTTCCGTAAAAGGTGAAAAAGCACGGAAGGGAACAAGCGGAACTCATCAAAGCCTGCGCGGCCTCGCACGGCGTGACCACCCGTGCCGTGCGGAAGTGGCGCGACCAAGCCGACTGCCGGTGGAGCAAATTTCTAGCGGAACGCGCCGCAGCCGGGATGGTGCCGGTCGGCTTGGCCTCACCGGCTGCCCCGGCCGTTTCCCGCGAGTGGTCCGATGAGGAACTAGCCCTGGATAATCAGATCCGGAAAATGAAAGAGGCGACCGCCGATCTCCGCGAGCGTGCGGAACTCGCCAAGAGCGTCGGCGACCTCGATGCCGAGATGGCCCTTCGCCGCATGTGGCTCCAGCACGCCGAGGCCCTTCGCCGCCTCGAGAAAGACGCCCCCGGCATCTCCGCCGCGTCCGGCGATGTAGTCCCCAAGAAGCTCGCCGTGCAGATCATCGTCGGCTACTCCGCCGCCATCGCCGCAGCCGTAGCAAATCTCCCCGACCGCCTCATCTCCATGCTCCCCTCCCTCGGCGACGACATCGCCGAAAAAATCCGCGCCGAGGCCGACGAGATCCGCCGCGCCGCAAAAGACATCCGCCTCGATGCCCTCGCTACTTGACGATCTCCAGGAGCAACTCGACCGCATCTGGGCCCCCGGCACCCGGCCCACCGCCCTCGAGTGGGCGCAGGAAAATGTCACACTCGACAAACGCTTCTCCCCTCGCCCCGGCCGCTACGACGCCGACTACACCCCCTACCTCCGGCAGCTCCACCTCTGGTTCTCCGATCCGAAAATCCGGCAGCTCACCTTTGTAAAGTCCGCCCAAGTCGGCGGCACCACCTGGCTCGCGAACTGCCTCATGTGGGCCATCTCCGAGGACCCCGGCCCCATCCTCTATGTGACCAGCACGAACGAAAACGCCAAGTCCTGGTCCGAGCGCGAGCTCCACCCCCGCCTCCGCGCCTGCCGCGCCCTCCGCCCACTCCTGCCCGACAACGACGACGACTTCCGCAAGACCGAGATGCACTTCTCCACCTGCACGCTCAAGCTCGTCGGCGCCTGCTCCGAGGGCAACCTCGCCTCCCGCCCGATCCGCTACCTCTTCGCCGACGAGGTCGATAAATGGCCCGACGACTCTTCCCTCGAAGCCCCCGCGCTCGAGCTCGCCATGGCGCGGCTGAACTTCTACAGGAAAATAAGCAAAGCCTGCCTCGCATCCACCCCCACCGTCGAGGCCGGAGCCATCTGGACAAACTTCCTCGCCGGATCCCAGCACCGCTTCCACATCCCCTGCCCCGAGTGCGGCCACGCCCAGCCCCTCCGCTTCGAGCAGCTCCGCTGGCCCGAGCACCACCGCGACCTCGCCGGGATGTGGGACCTCGCTGGAGTCGAGCGCGACACCGCCTACCACTGCGAAGCCTGCGAAGTCGCCTGGACGCAGTCCCTCCAGTCCGACCTCATCCGCAAAGGCCAGTGGATCGCCGGAAATCCCAAAGCCCCCGCCGACCACATCTCCGCCCACATCTCCGCCCTCTACTCCCCGCAGATCTCCTGGGGCGACCTCGCCCGCATGTTCCTCCAAAAAAAAGAATCCCCCGGCGGCCTCCACGATTTTTACAACAACTTCCTCGGCCTGCCCTGGGAAAACCGCGCCGCCCAGGTCAAGGAAGACGCCATCCTCGCCCTCCGCGATCCCGCCTACCGCATCGGCCAGCTCCCCGCCGAGATCGAGCCCGTCGTCCTCACCCTCTGTGCCGACCCCGGCGAACGATCCACCCACTGGACCGTCGAGGCCCGCATCCAGACCGGCGAGAGCTGGGTCATCGACTACGGCACCGTCCTCGCCATCGAGGATCTGGTCAGCCCCGAGTTCCTCGCCGCCCGCACCTATTTCCTCGGAGAAAAAAAATTCACCCCCCGCTTCGGCCTCATCGATTCTGGTTGGTCCGCCGAGCGCGTTTACTCCGTCTGCGCCCGCAGCGGCGGCCTCTACATGCCCTCCAAAGGCTCCACAGCCAGCTTCGGCACATGGTCCCAGTCCGCCGTTAATGGCTACCCCGGCCTCCGCCTCGTCACCTACATCGACCACACCGCCAAGCTCGAACTCTACCTCGAGCGCATAAATAAAAAAATGCCCCCTCTCCTCCACCTCCCCGCAGACGCCGGTCAGGACTTCATTCGCGGCCACTCCGGCCAGCAACTCCTCCAAAACAAACACTCCCGCCTCGCCCCCTTCTTCTGGAAAAAAATCGCCGAGGATCACTTTGGCGACTGCACCAAACTCCACGGCGTCGCCTGGTGGGTTTTGAAATAAAAAAATGAAAAAGCCCGGCGACAAACGCGGCGGCCTCCAAGGCGACCGCATCCGCCCCCGCTCCTTCCACACCAGGGAAACCGTCGGCGTGAAATCCTACTGCGACCAGTGGCTCCAAAACCTCTCCGCCGAAGTCTCCACCGCCTGCGATCGCTTCTGGACCCTCACCCCCGACCGCCGCGCTAAAGCCGCCCATCGCAAAGCCGCCGGATTTATTTGCTTCGCCTTTCAATCCTGCAAAAAAAGCCCGCCGGATTCTTATCCAAAGCAATCTTTGACTCCCCCCAAATCCTCGCAGGCAGGCGATCATACATAGCCGTGACAAGCCCCTCTTCCCTTCGATGGGTAATGGGCGGCGGCCGGATCGGGGAGCGCTGGGTCGCTCGATTCACTCCGTAAAACCCGGCGTCTGAAAAGGTGCGGCCGCGCCGTCCCTGCAAACCCCCCTCCGTGCTCTCTGTGTCCTCTGTGGTCAAACCCGCTTTTTGACTTCCCCCCACCATCGTGGACCAGCCCGCCTCCGCCTTCTCCGGCTACAAAGCCTACATCAAAGCCCTCGCCAAAACCCGCGCCGAGCTCCTCGCCATGGCCGCCGAGCTCGCCGACGGCCTCGACGATGTCACCATCACCTCGATCGGCACCGAAGGCACCAGCTCCAGCGGCCAGATCAGCCAACTCCCCAAAGAGCAAAAGCTCGCCGCCATCATGGAAGTCTACCAGGAAGGCAACTCCCCCCGCTCCCTCTGCTCCGTATTGGACCGCTCCCTCTACTCCTCGCCGGTTTAAAATCTTAGGTTTCAGCTTTCCGGTCACCGGTCTCTTTTTGACACCCCACCTCGGGCGTGCCCGAAATCAAAAATAATTCAAAAAATTCAAACCGAGGCGGAGCCCGCCCCGGCGCAGGCCGCCCCGCCAAATCCTCCCCCCGCGCCGCCGCCTTCGAGGCCGCCGAGCATTCAAAAGATCGCGGCCTCATTCTTTTGAATACCGTCGAGCCCAAGCGCGAGACCCCACCCCACACCCGCACCGCTCTCCTCAAAAAAGCACGCTGGCTTTACAATAACCTCGGCGTCGCCTCCTACCTCATCGAGCATTTGGCGCAGCGCGCCGTCGGCACCGGCATCAAGCCCAAGCCCCTCACGGCAAATCCCGAGTGGAACCGCCTCGCCGAGCAAGCCTTTCAAGACCGCGCCTGCGCCGAAGCGTGGGCCTTCGACTCCTCCGCCCAGGTGAATTTCTACGGTGCGCAGTCCCTCATCATCCGCCAGGTCGCGGTCGATGGCGACTTCTTCGCCCAATTCCTCACCACCGAATCCGGAGCCGCCCGCGTTCGCTTCATCGGCGGCGAGGCCATCGGCTCCACCGCCGACTCCAGCCAATACGCTTTCGATGGCGTGCTCCTCGATCCCTTCGGAGCGCCGCGCTCCTATCGAGTGGTTACCGACCGCGCCACCGGCAAATATCAAGATGTGCCCGCCAGCGACATGCTCCACTTCCGGCACATCCGCCGCCACGGCTACCCGCGCGGCATCTCCTGGCTGCACAACGCCATCATCAACTGCCACGACCTTCTCGAGTATTTGGCCTACGAAAAAGGCAGCGCCAAAGCCGGAGCCCAGATCGCCTTCGCCATCACCAGCAACGAAGCCATCCGCCTCGGCGGCGGTCTCAGCACCGGCTCCACCGCCGACACCCCCGCCCAAGACCTCTCCATCGAGACACTGCACAACGGCACCCTCATCCCCAAGCTCAAGCCAGGCGAGTCCATCCAGAGTTTCAAAAACGAACACCCCGGCACCGCCTTCGAGCCATTCATCAAAACGATCATGGGCGAGATCGCCCGAGGCATCGGCCTCCCGCCCGCCGCCATCATGCTCGATACCGGCAGCGCAGGCACCGAGTTCCGTGGCGTCCTCGAGGTCGCGCAGAATTTTTTGGAGCGCCTCCAGCAAATGCTCGTCGATCAATTCTGCCGCCCCTTCTGGAAATACTGGGTCTGGCACGAGATCCAAGCCGGTCGCCTCCCCTACCCTGGCGAAGATTGGTGGCGCTGCTCCTTCCGCGCTCCGAAAAAAATCACGGTCGATAATGGGAGAGATGGCAGGTTGTATGCCCAGCTCCTCGATAGCGGCTACATGTCCTGGGAGTATTACTGCGACATCCACGGCGTGGATGCCAATGAGACCGAGGATGCCATCATCACCGGCTACCTCCGCCGCCAGGATAAATGCGCCGCCCTCGGTCTGAACCCCGCTGAAGTCTTCCCCAGCCACACAAGCGTCATGGGGGGCTCTGGATCATCCGAAAACGGATCCGCAGTCTCTCAACCCGATATGCAAATCAAAGAAAAGCTCGATGCCATTGGCTCAGCGGTTCGCGCAGGCGTCATCACCCCATCCCGCGAGGTCGAAGAATCCATCCGCGCTTCCTTGGCGCTCCCATCAATGGGCGATGCTGTTCTCTCCGAGTGGCAGGAAAATCCGATCCGGTCGCCGATCACCCTCACCAACGAGCTCGCGGCTCCTGATACCGCCCTGGCATTGAATGAAAGCGATCCTTCAGCCAACTCCTGACTACATCGCCTTCCTCAACGCCATCCGCGCAAAGCACCGGCGGCCCCTCCTGCCCGTGCCCCCGCAGGCCGCGCCGCCACCACCAAAACCTCCCCACTATTCCCAACTCTGGCTCGGCTCCGCTTTGACAAACCCCCGACCCTCGAAATGAAAAACTGGTATGCCCTATCTGCAAAAGCCGCCCAGCTCGAAACCGAAGTCACCATTTTCGACGAGATCGGCGGTTTTGGCGTCAGTGCCGACCAGTTCATCGCCGACCTGCAAAAAATCCCCGCCGATCACAAGATCCTCCTCCGCATCCACAGCCCCGGAGGAGAAGTCTTCGACGGCAACGCCATCGCCACCGCGTTAAGCCGTCGCGGCAATGTCGAAGTCCAGATCGAGGGCATCGCCGCCAGCATGGCCACCCTCATCAGCCTCTCCGGCCGCCCAGTGAAGATGGCCGAGAATGGCTTCTATATGATCCACAATCCCTGGGGAGCCGCCATGGGCGATGCCGAGGAACTCCGCAAACAAGCCGAACTCCTCGACCGGATCCGTGGCAACATGGTCAACGCCTACTCCGCCAAGACCGGCCAATCCCACGAGCAGATCGGCGAGTGGATGGATGCCGAGACCTGGTTCACCGCCGAGCAGGCCCTCCAGGCCGGATTTGTCGATGAAGTCACCGACCGCCTCGACCTCGCCGCCAGCGCCACCCGCTTCTCCCGCCTCGCCAAATTCCGCCACGCCCCCGCCGCACTTTTGACACCCACCCACCCGCAAATGGAAATCGAACCCGAAAACCCAGAAGCTCCCGTCGAGGAGATCGCCGCTGCCACCGTCGTCAGCGAATCCGCTCCCGTCGAGCAACCCGCCGAGGAGCCCGCCACCGAAATCCTCGCCGAAGAAACCCCCGAGGAAATCGTCGAGCCAGCCACCGAGCAACCCGCAGGACCGGTCGCCAAGATCGCCGCCGCCGACTCCATCCTGGCGAAATACAACGCCGCTCTCGCCGAGCGCGATTCCCTCCGGGCCGAACTCGCCACCTTCCAATCCAAAGTCTCTGCCATCAAGTCCGAGCTCGATGCCGAGCGCGAAGCCCTCGCCCGCCTCGAGCGCAGCCTCGGCCTCCACGCCGCGCAAGTCGTCCCCATTATCCAGCCGCACAGCGACGCCTCGAGCGACCCCGTCGCCGAATACCTCGCGGCCGTGGAAGCCGGTGACCGCAAAGCCGCTTCCGCCCT